ATGTAAACAATTCAAGTTTTACATCCGATGGCACGCATAGGGTATATGATCATCTCACACATTTCGTAGACACCTATAGGCAAAAAACGGGTATGAGTCCAATGATTCAATACGATACCACGCATCCCAAGAAGGATCGTATATACCAAATGGCTGCCAAAAGATTGAATATCAAGGCGGAGAATGCAACAGGATGGGTTGATCCTGATCTAGAGAGAAGTAGACCGCGTGAGAGAAGAAGAACGCACGACGAGGAACCGTGGATAGATCCGCCTCATCGTGGAGTGCATCAGAGGCCGTGAGGAACAGACACAATTCATAGATAATACATCAGGAGAACCACATGAGAAACTGGACACAACTACGCGAAACATACAAAGCAATACTAGAAGCAGAATTGCTCAAGGGTAGAGCTGCAATACTGAGACAAGCTGAGCTAGCGAAACAAGGAAAACCACTTGCCGTCAAGACTCTGGCTCGTGACGAGAATCCGGGGCCAATGAGCAAATCCCAAGTACCCGGAATCAATGCCGCTCTACCAATAGAAGATCCAAAACAAATTCCTCCAGTATTACGCCTAGACGCAAAACAAGTAGCAAGAGAAAAACTTCGTTGGGGTGGTGCTAGAGGTCGCGGAGGAGCGCAATATGGTGCAGTGGAAGAGCCATATGATATCGATAATATTGGTTTTAAAGATGCTCAAATACAACCAACATCAACAAGACATCAGAGGGATGTAGGTATGCAGATTGGTTCCGGTGGTACATTATCACTAAGACCAAATCCACACTTTGATGAGCCGATGAATAGGAAATCATCAGTCAAGATTCAAAGAGATCGCTTACAACATAGATTCCATAGCAACAGCTAACTTCAGTAGTACTGTTGAGTGAACCGTGAGCAGGGGTGTAGAGAGGGTGTGGAGTGGGGGAAGGTGGGGTAGAGTGGGAAAGGCGCCATTTGTGTGCCATTTTGGGGGGTATCGGGGTGGCGCAGGCGGTGCGGAGCAAAAGGGTGGCGGGTAAGTGGCACTTAGCCCGTGCCAGAGACTTCCCCCGCCTCTGCGCCAACCCATTTCCCAACGGCATAACCACACGCACAACGCCGTGCCGTGCCTATAAATCTAGGGATATTTCTCTTGCGTCCGATAACCTTATGTGTTATACTTTGACCATGATCGCAGCGAATAGCACCGTTGATGACTTTGACGCAACCCTTACCTGTGAGGAGTACTACATGGAACGCGAGTGGGAGGACGAGGACGACGAGCTCGAGGATGACGAGGATGAGCTCGAGGACGATGAAGACGAGGATGAAGACGACTCAGACGATGACGATGACGATGACGACTACGAGGACGATGATGGGTTTGACGATGACGATGAGTGGGAAGACATTGAAGATGATGTCACCGACTGCTTCGACTGTGATGGGACTGTGAGTGAAAACGGCTTTGCTCAACTGTTCGACATGGAACGCCGTGGATATTTCGCCTAATAGGAGTTACAAAATGAATCTGAAGAAGAATCAAATCAAGTTTCTTGAGTGGATTGCCGCGGAGGGCATTAACCCTACGCAGACCAGTTTCTCTCGCGCCTTTCTTCGCGTTGTCGCTCGTAAGAACGGTATGGCGTGGGCTCCGGCGTGGATCGTCAAGGACAAGGCACGAAACACCAATCGCGGGTACTACAGCATTCCCGAGTACGCAACTTACATGGCCTCGTATGTCACGGTGACTACGGGGCCCGCCACGGAAGCTGTTAGCGTTTAAAGACCCATCTTCTCCCCTGAGTGGGGGGAGAGGTGGCAAAGCACTTTCTCCCCTCACTCGCTTTCAGAAAGACACGAACAATGGCACGACCCAACACAATCGAAGTACTAATCAACGAAGGACGAGGAACGCGCCTTTGGAAGTGGCATCCTAACCTCACGGAGCATGAGTTTCCGCTGTGGTGGGATTCGATGAAGGATGCTGACTTCATCAAGTTCTACTTCAACATTCGTTCGCTGCCGGGCAAGGTGACGCCCTACAAGGCCATGACGAATGGCCGCAGCGACGCGCAGCGTATGCACGGAGATCCCTTGCACTACAGGCCGTTTTATTACTGCCATTTCAACGAGATGGACGATTCGTTCATCGCTATCGGTGAAAACACGCTGCGATACCGTCAGAGCGCCCGCCGAGATTGGCGAGAGCACTGGCGCGATTGGGTGATGAAGCGCGAACTGTCCCGACCAGTCGCATTCTAACGAATAGCGATTGGCACAGCAAATGCCCCTGCATTGCATAAAAGCAATGCGGGGGTATTTTTTTAGCAATGAATAGGCATATGTTTAGCAATGCACAACAATGCTATGCAATAGGCGCACAGAGTCCGATAACTAAACTATCATCGTCCCATAACGGCACTATCATCAGGTGCCAATAATACCCTGCGCCGCAGCGTAGGGAAAGACTGTCCAATAATAACTTTATTTCTGATTGTATGGGTTTTGTACGGGTTCTCGAGCTCCCCTAGAATAACAGGGTTTTCTGCGATAGGCGCCCAAATACCCCTAGAATAACAGGGTTTGCAGCGTTTGACCCCTTCGGGTATACTGATATCCATGAGCAAGACTCCTTTCAACCCTCGTTTCGTTCCCGTTCGCACCATCACGCACCCGGTCATGGGTCGCATCGATTGCTATGTGATTCGTCGTCGCCCGAAGTCTGATGGAATGGGCGCGCAGGCCACTTTCTTCCGCAACAACGCTCGCCCGAATATGAAGGGCGAGTACGGAATCAAGTTGTTCCCGACCCCCGCGGAAGCGTTCGCCGCGTATCAGCGTCAGAAGATCGCTGCCGATGCGGGACTCGCTCCGCCGGTGCGCCGCATGGTGCAGGTTCTCATGCGTGGCCAGTGCTGGTGCGACAATGTTGATTGCAAGCGTAAGGGAATGAAGTTTTGGTATGGGTATCAGACTTGCCTCGCTTACGGTATCGGAAAGATTGAAGTCCCTACCATCGCTGAGTCCGACCGCAACCCCAAGTACATCGAAGAGAACGGAGTTCGTACTCTCTTCAAGGCGATCATTCGCATCAGCATTCAGGGAACGCAGAAGGATTTCGCTCCGCTCGGAAAGACTCACGGTAAGCGTGCGCCGCGTATGGCGAACGATCTCCATCAGGATAACCTCGGGTTCTGGCGCAAGCGGCCCGTCGTGATCGACTTCGGTTCGCACCTCGTTGGTGAATGCGCCTAATCTCCTCTCAGAAAGAAACACAATGACTACCTACTCTCTCGCCGTTCTCAACAATCCCGCACCCAAGACTCACTCGGCTACTTCGGATCTCCCGTATGCCGCAGGCCCCGATGAGGTCTACAATGGGGTGCTGTACTTGCACAACAACTGCACTTGGAAGCAACTCGAAGTGCTGACTGGCGGACTCTCTGCGCCCTCGAAGATGCCGTGCCATTCGTTCAGCATCAGCGCGAAGCGGTGCAATGTGGGTTCCAAGTTGCGTAAGGTTGCCGGTTCGACCTGCAACAAGTGCTACGCGCTGAAGGGTCGCTATGTGTTTCCGAATGTGGAGCGCGCCATGGAGCGCCGACTCGCCGCGATGCACTCCTCGCCTAATCAGTGGGCCGCTGCAATCGTCGCTAGCATTCGTAAGAAGGGCGAAACGCACTTTCGCTGGCACGATAGCGGAGACTTGCAGGGAATGAATCACCTGATGACTCTCGTCGTCATCGCCGAAGAAATGCCGGAAGTGAAGTTCTGGCTTCCGACTCGTGAGTACGCTCTCGTGCGTGATTACCTTCGGGAATACCATCGCTTTCCCTCCAACCTCACGGTGCGCGTGAGTGCGCCGATGATTGGTGCAGTCGCAAGCGAATGGGAGCATAGCAGCAGCGTCGATGCTGCGCCTACTCCTCTCACCGCATGGGTCGATTGCCCTGCATCGAAGCAAGGAAACAAGTGCATGGATTGCCGCGCTTGTTGGGATCAGGATGTCGAAGTCGTCAACTACAAGAAGCACTAATCCATTCTCTCACCTCTCACCGAAAGGACTCTCACCTATGAGTAACCCCAACACCAACACGAAGAAGCGCACCACGCACACCATCGTCGTCCTGCCGGATGGCGAAACTTGGAACACGATCAACGGATGCAGCGTCGTCGTGATCGATGAAGCGCAGTTCGAAGATCTCTGCACGGATCGCGTGGACGCGCGCGACTTGATCCCCATCGTGGAGATCGCGCTGCACGACATGACGCCCCCGCAGGACTAAACAGAAAGGACTCAACCAAATGAGCAACCCCAACACCGAATCGTTCTACACTCCCCCCACTCTCGCCAACGGTGACCGCGACTGGCGCACCGAAGTCCAGGAGTGGGTGCAGCGTCGCAACAATGGGCATTGGTCCGGCGCCATTGATCTCAACACCATCGTCGTCATCGACAATCTTCTCGACGCTCTCGACGCTGCGCGCGCCGAACGCGACAACAACCGAAAGGCAAACTCCTAATGAACATCAAGACCGAATCGAAGCGTTTCCGTCAGCACAAGTGGCGCGTTCGTAATCAGTGCTGCGTTGTGTGTGGCCGTACTCGCCCTCAGGGAATGGTGATGATTTGCAACCAGTGCAAGGAAAGGGCCAAGAATGCCGCAACCGAAGTTCGTGCATGACGCATTCGTACAGGGACAACGACTCCGTGCAAAGACATGGGGAAAGAAAACGAAATGTCCCCGCGCTCTTCGACGCAAGATCAAACAAGATCTGCGTAAGTCACTGAGCGTGTAACGAGTTCGCTCCATCCGTTAGTTCGCTAGCGGTAATGCTCATACCCTCACGATTGCTCACGCAGTCGTGGGGGTTTTTCGTTTCCATGTGTCATGTGTCACGCTCTAGACAGGTCACAAAACAGTGTTTTCAGAAAATGGGGTCCCCCCTGTGCAGGCGCTAGCGGAATAAAGCCGGCAAAGTCCCAAAAAGACCCCCACCCCTTCTCCAAGGAATTTTAGAAAAATAGGGTCCCCCCTATGATTCCCGGATAAAAAGAATTCTTAGGATCCCCCTACCACCCCCCTATTGGGACTCCCATATGATTCCCACGGTAAAAGAATTCTTTAGATAAATATTCCTATGAAAACATTTAAGCAATACATTAATGAGATCTTTGACGAACGCATAGATTCTCAAATAGCTCAGAAAACGGCAAAGCACTCAGAAGAACAATTAAATAAACATAAAAAACTTCTCTCAGTATTAAAAGTAGCAATGACTGATCCAAGAATGTTGAAATTAGATCAGCAAATAAAAAATCGTCAAAGAACACAAGAACGCCTATCTAAAAGGGCATAATAGAAAAAGGGGACCCCGGTTTGGAGTCCCCTTCTGAAAAAAAAATCTTATTTGCTTTTAAGAAGTGGGTGGAGAAGGATCCTCAGTTCCAGTAAACGGAAATCTTGATTTGCCCCATATATCTTCAGGCTGTACCAATTCCCCTGTCTCAGTATTTCTAAATACTGTCCATCTTGGTATACTAGTCGGAACTGGTCTTTTTGGTGATTTTATAGATCCAGCAGGAACGACATTTCTTCCTCCACTATTAGGCAAAGGTTTCCAAGGTGTAAGAATACCCCCACCCGTTCCTTGATCCCATACACCGGACTCTGAGATATATTGCTTAAATGTTTTCATGAGTATGTTTCTTTTCCTCAATTTTATATATATGAATATCAAGGAGACATAATGTTAGATAAGATTAAACACATCGTCAAGGATATTCAACCCATCACATGGATTCTGATTGCTGTAGGCGTTTTGGCTGCCGTCGTATTAATTGCCGCTTCACAACACGCACCTGCCGTTCCAACCGAAATCGTAAAGTAAAGGAAAATACACATGGATCATCTCTTTCATAAAAACATTCTACAAGAAAAGCATAACCTCGAATGGCAATTAGCAGAGGCAAATAAAAAGATCGAACAATTGCAAAGAACCATTTCTTCGCTACAAGAGAAGAAGCAAACCATACCAACTTGGAAGCCATATAAGAACGCTCCGGGATATCCCGAACCAGTTCAAGGCAAAGATGGCAGATGGTATAGTCCAAACCCAAAACCTCGTCCTGAATCAGATGAACCGGCAATTGATTATCCAGAGGGAGAAGAGCCAGAGTTCCCGTTTGGCCTCGGACAGCCCGGAGATATAGTTCCTTCGCATCCTGAGCGTGGATGAATAGTGGCCAAAAAAATTTAAAGGAAAACTGAAAAGTCATCCCCCGTAACTGGGGGTTTTTAATTTATAAATATTACCATGAAAACATTCAAGCAATTTCTTGCAGAGGATATGCCGATTCTTCAGGACTATGGAAGAAGAGCACCTGGCTATTATTATTCTAAAAAAATACAAGTACCTCGTCATATTGGAAAAATAGGACCATATACCGTATGGCACCATGAAGTACACCCGGAATTAGACTCGGAAGTAGTAAGCGTTCATCATGGAAATAAGCAAATTGGTGTAGTTCCCTTTGAGCGTGTAGGCAAATATCGCGGTAAGGAAACGATACAACCAGATAATCCCTCATTTGATCGTGAACACAGAGGCAAAAAAGCAAAAGTAAGAAATCTTGTTCCAAAGGTATATTCGCTGATGGCAGATAATATTGCTCAGATGGAAAGTGGCGATTACCAAACACCTGGTTCTAGATCTGTATGGAAGAGATTGTCCAAAATGAGGCCAGTTAATGTTCGTGGTAGTTATTATGGTTCTCGTTCTCATGATGTTACTACTTACGGTCACGAAGATCATCCCAATTTTACAATGGACTCCGCTGATTATTCGGACTATAAACGCAGACACGAGTATGCAACTAGAATATCAAAAAAACCAAGATTGAGCAATTTAGATAAAGGCAATTTGGATGCTGCTCTTTCCCGAATGACCGGAGCCCTGAGAGTAGGCGGAATGAATACTAGACGAATGACATCATTACAACATCTTCCACATCCAAGACAATTCAAGAAAAATTCATTACAAATAAATACGAGTGGAAGATATAATCCAGAAAAACACGATGCACTTGTGTATCATCCCGAAGAAGGCGATATGTTTACTTTAATATTGCCATCAAGAGGAAAACGAAAGAAGAAGAAATGAAATCATTCATTAAATATTTAAGTGAAGCAAAGTTCGAACCAGGCGGCGAGGATCTAGGAAAACTGTTTGGTCCTAGAGGTAAGTTCTCTCCCAAAGCAAAAGACGCACCCAAAGAGCGCACAGCATTTCAACGATCCGTTCAGGCAGGTCGTATGGGTGTTGGTAAGTTCAATGCAATGATTCAGGGTATCTTTGGTCCTTCATCCGGCGATGTGAAAGAACCCGAGACTAAATCGCATGTAGATACTCTTCGTGATAAACTTCGTGATGCTGGTAAAGAGATGAAGAAGACTGATATTACACCAGATCTTCAAAAGAAGATTGATGCAGTGAAAAATATGCGCGGGGAAAAGGTCTTCTTCCCGCGTGGGAAGAAGAAAGATGGTAGTGGTAGACAAAAATTTACTACTGTTAGACCAACGCTTCCTTCTTTCTGGAATCATACAATTAGAGCAGAACCAGGCAAAAGTACTAATCTACCAAAGTACATTGCTGCTAGTTTAAATGATCATTTGTCTAGACTTCATAATGAGTTCTTCTCGGACAATAATAGAACACCAACACAACAAGAAGCAAAAAAGATAGCACATGAAGTTGTTGATGATCATTTTGATGGAGTGCAACGAAGATTAAAGATAGCAAAGTTCACCAGTAAATCAGGTAAACCAGTTAAGATTACTCATTTTGAAAGCATGAGAGAAAATCCACATGGATTATATGATCGTGGAAACGATGACTCTGGTTTTATGCCAGATGGAAGACATCTTGTTGTCCATTTTGATCATCATCACACGGGTGAATACAACATAAACAACGATCATAGTCATGCACAGCATATTGCAAAACAATTGAAAGCAACAACTGGACACGATTGGTTCCATGTTCCCTATAACGAGGGAGCAACGATTCGTGAAAAGAAAGTTGTGTTCCGTGGAAATAAAAGTAGTCCAATGTTGTTTTCGACCAGCATGACACATCCTGATATTGATCTCGGTGACGGGGATGACATGGACAATAAGGGAGGGGATGGTGGTGGACCAGACGGACCAGACGAGCCAAGACCAATTGTTCCTAGACGCCCAAGAGGCAGAAAACCTCAGTTAGTCTGAGAATATAAAAAACCCCCCGAAAGGGGGGTTTTTGTTTATCAATTATAAACTATTGCTTAATATGCAATATAAGATAATGTTACGCCGTCTGTTATTGTTCCACTTGTTGTTTTGACCATGATTGTATTTAAATCGTTTGTTTTGAAGAATACATCTTGGCCTGATGGAAGAACAAAACCGTCAGTGTTTGCTGTGTTTGCTGTTCCTCCAGTTATACCATAAATGGAAATAACAGGAAGCGGGGTGGCGTTACCGCTATTGTATATTTGAACACCTTCTTTTAAACTAACCGATCTTCCTGCGGTTGTTGCGCCAGAACTTGGGTTTATTAAATACTTCCATCCTGAGACTGTATTGCCTCCGGTTATTCCTACTGTTCTAATTGCTACTGGGTTTCTAAATGGCATATTGGTTCCTCTTCCTTTATCTATTTATAAATATCTATGGAGTATTTATGAATTTCAAAGATCTACGAGTAAAATTAAAAGAAATGACTAGTAATCTAGAAGAGAAGTGGGTAGAATACAACTTCAATTTTGGCGAAGACAAAGCAGAAGGTAAACGAATAAATAAAAAGAATCGTAAAAGATTCGGCCAACCTTCAACTCTTCCCGGAGAAAAAGATGCCCCCAATCAAGAGAATTAATAGAGAATTAGTAGTAAAGTCACTTTTAAAGGGAACTTGTAAGGTGGTTTTCCGAAAAGTAACAGATGGTAGATTTAGAGCAATGTATTGTACGCTAGATCGAAAATCGTTACCAAACAATACCGCAAGGTATATCAAAAACATCATGATGCCTTCTTCACAAGAAGATCTTGATTTGGTTCCCGTTTATGATATAATCAAAAGAGACTGGAGAAGTTTCCGTTTACAGAATGTTGAATATTTTTACGACACTAAAGAATTGATTCAAAGAAAGGAAATTGAAGATGAAGATCGTGAATAACACAGGCGCCGATACAGAAAACATTTTAAATGGTTCTATGGTTTTTGAAGCAGAATTGTTCCATAGTGGAATCAATCCTAAGATTTCGTTTTTTAAAGACTCGGAAGGAAATACAAATCTTAATTTCAAAAATTGGGATACATTAGAAGCAATTGATTCTGTGACTCCTGATCAGGCAGAAGAAATGGTGAATACCTTGGTCGAAGCAATTAATTTTGCTCGTCATTATGTACATGAACAAGAAGATTTATTTACCGCTTTATATAATCAACCACAGGAGATAGCAAATGTTCAATCGAACCAATCAACAGGCGGAGACACCCAAGGAGGATGAATTTTGTTCAAAACTCATAGAATTATCGGCCGATGCTGTGCTTTCCTATGAGAAATATCTTTTGGACAAAATTGATCACAAACAGCTTGCAAAGACAATGAAAACTTTGCGAGAGCATATAGAAAAAACAAAACACAATTTTTTCAAATAACTTTTTATATTATGCATATTGATAATGAAATCAAACTTGATTACAGTGATGTTCTAATTCGCCCAAAGCGTTCAAGACTGAATTCACGAGCTGAAGTTAAAATCACCCGTGAATTTAGATTTCCACATTCGCCGCAAACATGGACAGGTGTTCCTCTCATGGCGGCAAATATGGATACCACAGGTACAATAGAGATGGCAAATGCATTATCACAAATGCAAGCCATCACTTGTCTTCATAAATATATGACTAAGGAAGAAGTACCACTACTAAACGATAAGAATTTTGTTGCTCTTAGTTGTGGTTTGGATAATCCAAGCATAAATTACCTTCACGGAAATTTTGGTAATGGATTTAAGTTTATTTGTTTGGATGTTGCAAATGGATATTCTGAAAGATTTATTGATCTAGTAAAGGACATGAGAAAAATATGGAAGAATGCAATCATAATAGCAGGAAATGTAGTTACTGCCGAAATGACGGAGGCCTTGATTTTGGCTGGGGCGGATATAGTGAAGGTTGGTATTGGCCCTGGCAGCGTTTGCACAACAAGGAAGATAACAGGAGTTGGATATCCACAACTATCCGCAGTCATAGAGTGTTCAGACGCGGCCCACGGTCTTGGCGGGCATATCGTAGCAGACGGTGGTTGCACTTGTCCCGGAGATGTAGCGAAAGCGTTTGCGGCGGGGGCGGACTTCGTAATGCTTGGTGGGATGCTAGCTGGCTCCGAAGAATCAGGAGCAGAGAAGTTTACAGACTCATCTGGCGTAGTTAAAAAGAGATTCTATGGTATGTCATCAAAAGAAGCGATGGATCGGTATTCGGGTGGCGTAGCAAATTATAGAGCGGCAGAGGGTAAGTCTGTAGAAATTGCGTATTCTGGTCCAGTTCATGGTATTGTAGATGAAATTTTGGGCGGGATACGATCTGCCTGCACATATGTAGGTGCAAAGAGTATCAAGGATTTACCGAAGTGTACTACCTTTGTGAGAGTGAATCGTCAGTTAAATACAATTTTTGGAGGTTAATATGAATAGCAATGGAAGAAAAATGAAGTTAAAGAAGTCGCATAGAATGAAGTTGAAGAAGACAAAAATGCAACTACAACTATTGAATGCGAAAAAGAAGACACTTGAACTACTGGATCGTGATGGCAAATTGCCACTAATTGTCAAGAAACAAAAGTTACGGCCATGAATATTTTTGTCTTGGATAGAAACCCAACAAACGCAGCCAAGATGATGTGCGATAAGCATGTCGTTAAGATGATTGTTGAATCATGTCAATTGTTGTCAACTGCCCATCATGTGTTGGATGGGCAAGAAGTAACTATTGATTCCGGTAAGCGAAAGTACAAGACATATATTTGTTCGCAAAATAATATTTGCAAAGCAACCATGATTAATCATCCATGCACAATATGGACGAGGAATTCAAGAGCAAATTATTTTTGGTTGTGGGAACATGCATATATGCTATGTGTTGAATATACCAATCGATATGCCAAAGTACATTCTATGCAAAAGATGGTAGAAGGTCCATTGAATGATCTACCGAAGAATATCAACACAGGCGGATTGACTGACTTTCCCCAAGCAATGCCTGATGCCTATAAGCACGAAGATGTAGTTGCCGCATATCGTGCCTATTACTTAGGCGAGAAGGCAAGATTTGCTAAGTGGCGTGTAGGAAATATTCCGAATTGGTGGTTGACAAAGAATGAAGTTGTGGTATAATTATCGGACATCCCTGATGGAGAACGAACATGATTAGTTAGATGTATTTTTTTATTAAGTATATGTTTTATTAACAAAACTGCCCCAACAGCCAAAACTGGGTAGGTTTAGGAATTTTGGATTGTCCGTAAACCGAGATTAGAATCCAGGCGTAATGCGAACCCGTCCACTCGCAATTTTGCCTCTATAGCTCAGCTGGTAGAGCATTCGGCTTTTAACCGATAGGTCACAGGTTCGATCCCTGTTGGAGGCATTTGAAAATTTGGTTTGCCGCCTTAGCTCAACGGTAGAGCAATGCTTTTGTAAAGCATAGGTTGCTGGTTCAAATCCAGTAGGCGGCTTGGGAAAAATCGAACAAAGGGTATTGACAAACGATCAAGACTTTGTTAGAATAGGGACATAGTGATCGGGACTGAAACGCAACTCGCAGTTTCCGATGGTAACAAAAGGAGTGCAAACAAGTTTGAGGAAATAGTTAGTATGAGCAATAGCAATCTTAGCAAGCAGCGTCAGGTCATTAATCATCTTTATCGCGGTTGGGGCATCGATGCCCGTGAAGCGCGTCTGAAGTACGGTGTGAAGAATCTTCGCGCCACCATGTCTTCCATTCGTGAACTCGTTGAGAAGTTTGGAAACTGGGAGATCGTGACTGATTCGAGCGGTCGTTACTTCATGGCAGACACCCACCCCGGTGATCGCGCCTACAAGTTCCGCAAGGACGGTTCGCGTTTCCTGATGAACGCCTGAACAATTTGCTAATCTACTTCGCAGGGAAGTATTCCGAAAGGAATCTTCCCTGTTTTTTATGAAAAACTTTCTAGCATACGCATATCCACTTTGTCTTGAGATTCCAAGGCAGAAAAAGCATGTTAGCCTTGTTGTGCATCGTAACAGAGTAATTTCTGTTGGCAGAAATATGTTCAAGACTCATCCACGCGCCAAAGAGATCGGATATCCATTTGAAGAAATGCATTCCGAACTTGATGCGTTCAGAAAAGTTCCAAGGCAATTTCGCGGATGTAAGTTGGATCTGATTAATGTTCGTTATAATAAATTTGGGCATATTCGAATGTCTCGCCCATGTGAACTTTGTATGCCTTGGTGCAGAGAAGTTTTTGACAAAATTTACTATACAACGGACGATGGAATTGTTAAACTGGAGGACTAATGTATAGACTTTTCATTGATGTACCAATTGAAACGATGACGACTGAACAGGCAGCTGAAATTGCCGCAAAGATTGTTCATGCCTGTATTGAGTCCAATAAGAGTGAACTTATCGGACGTTCCATTGAACAAGTTAATTATCGGCTTGGCCACGATGAAGATCGGCAGCCGAGAAATTACCTCATTTTGGATGCCGCAGGACACGCCGCAACCAAGAAGAGCAGAATTAACTTGAAAAATTTACTTGACACCGAGTCTCATTAGTAGTATACTTATGAGACAACTTGCGCGATGGGCGGACGGTTTTCGCAGGCCGACTTATAATCGGTTCAATCAGGTTCGATTCCTGAATCGCGTATTCATGGCAAAGCGTATCATTGACAGCATTGATTTGGAAGCAGAGCGTGAGGGTTTCTTTGTTCGCAAGCACAATGCAACGGTTTGTAAGCCGTTCGGTTGGAACAAGGGAATTCTCAAGCAACGCAAGATGCACATAGACGGAGAAAAGCGTGTTGAATGTAAGACGATCAAGTTTCGATTTGAAAGGGCAAACTAACATGGCCACAATGATCTGTTACTGCGACAATTGTAAAAAGCAAATTCCTCAGGCTCGTCTTGAGGCACTTCCAAACGCAAACACTTGTGTAAAGTGTTCGGATGTGAAACCGATGGTCGGTTTCATGGATTGGTATCACAAGACTGCGCCAGAACTTGTGATGATTTCTTCAGGCGACAAAGAGAATCTGCGTAGGGCTCAGCGTATGAATGCCCGCGCACGATAATTACAAGGAAAGAAAAATGGACTCAAAGGAAATTTTTGATGGCATCATTAAGGGTTGTTGTTTCGGGTTCGCGGGAATTTACGCAACTGCTGGCATGCTTTGCAATGCAGGATTTATGCCTTCTCTCACCCTTGCACATGGAACTAATTACTTGGTCACAGCTATTGTATTTTATGGGATTCCAGGCGTAATTGATCGCGTGGATCGCCATTTTGCAGAGAAGGTGAAGGCCAAGGTGCTTCCAATTCCGGCAAAGATTGATGTTTCCAAGTTCTTTGCAAAGGAAACTTCATATCAGGGAATTGGTGGAAATGACCGTCCTGTGCCAGCAAAGAAGAAGAAGTCTCGTAGGATCGTTCGTAAGAACACAAAATAATTAAATAACTGCACCCATAGATTAACTGGTCAAATCCCCGCCCTTTCAAGGCGGTGAGTCGGGGTTCGAGTCCCCGTGGGTGTATTCACTATGCAAAACTTAGAACAAATTCTCGAAAATACCACACTCGTTGATTCTTTCCGCAGTCGTTACGGCGACAAGCGTGATGTTTATGAATGTAATGTCGAAAAAGGCACATTTTATCTGCTTGGTAAGAGTAGATATTATCGTGTAGGGGGCGACAAAAACGATGTCGAATATATCGATTTTGAGGGTGGCCCCTTTGTAATGAATAATGATGTGTTTTTGGGGGAAAAAAGATCCTTCCCAAAGATCACAGATCTGGCAGTTGTGCCACTTCAAACAGAAGGATTCTTCTGTGTGAAATTCAAAGCGAACAGTTAATATAAATATCTCTAGGAGAAAACATGAAGACTCTTAGAGATATTTTAACACACCTAGTACTGAACGAATACTGGAACTACGAGTACCAAAGACCGAAGGCAGATTCACAGAAGCAAGCTGCCGGAGAAATTGCTAGGGAAAATAGAATGAAGATTGCAAATAAAACTCATCAGTCGATTATGGATTCCATAAAAAATGATGATAGTATTGCTGTTGTGTCTCATGCTGATTCTCCTGATCTAGAGGGTTCTGTTTCAGATGCATATTTGATGAAGCACCATTGGGGTGGAGACATGGAACCGTCCTTGATGTATGTCACTCCATCGGGAAAGGCACATCGTGTTGAAAGACTAGATCCAAGTCCGAGCGGATTCATAACAGTATGGGCACATGGGCATAGTGGTCGCGGGATAAGAAAACCAGTTGGTCATATTCGCGCCACAATGGGTCACCAAGAAAACATGGGAATGGTTTTGCCAAAGAGCAAACATCTCACAAAAGCATCTCGTAATGGTAAAAAATATACCATGAGAGTAGAAATTTAAAGGGGGCGAAATGGTATCGATGACATAATTAAGTATAAGAAAGCACGGCGAAGAAGATTGCAGGCTTCGTAAAAAGCAATCAAACTCACGACTGCCAATAATAATAACTATATGGCAATTGCTGCTTGAGTAACAGCGCACAGTGTACTAGCGATTACGCTATTAATGCGGGCTAGGACCGTCAGAAAGCATAGGAAAGGTATTCCGATAACTTTCCATGACTCAATTCGGATAGGATTGTGAAAGAGTTAGTAAACAATCCGAAACCCATACTGAACTCGACCTGTAGTAAGGAAGTGTCTTTGATTCCCCTACTTGTACAAACAAAGACTAACCGTGTAGCGTTCGTATAAATAAATATGATCAGACGGGGGTTCGAATCCCCCCGCCTCCATTCAAAACACTATGTTAGCGCAATTAATAAATTATCAGGAACAAATAAGAATCTTTCATTGGCAAACTAAAAGTTTTGCCGAGCACAAAGCTTTAGGCAAACTCTATGAGTCTTTAAGTGATCTCATAGATCAGTTTGTTGAAGTCTATTTTGGAAAATATGGTAGAAGGAATGAGCCATTAGAATTTAGTTTAGAGAATTACGAAGAAGGTATGTCTGTTCGTATTATTGACGAGGCAATAGGATTTCTAACAAACGAAGTGCCTATAACGCTTCAGACCCAAGATACTGACCTTCTAAATATAAGAGATGAAATGCTTTCTTCGTTAAATAGAACAAAATACTTGTTGACACTAAAATAAAAGGAAACTATAATGGCTGCAGAAAAGAAATTATATTTTACAAAAATAGAAATAGACGGCAGATGTGTCCCTATGCTCTTAACAGAAAAAGAAGTGTTAAGGGCAGGAGAAAGAGCATTAGAAGAAAAGAATGCTGCCTTCTTGGCGGATAACTTGATTGGTATTTGCTGGCCAATTGCAAAACCACCCAAGTGTTCTCTGTGGGATAGATTTATTGGAAAATGTGATTGTAAGTAACAATTAACTTTTTGGTGATGTTTTGATTCATGAATTTAAAAATCCAATTCCAGTTATAACACCAATGGGAGATGGATATGCCATTTATGTGAGAGATGGCGGAACTTTTGAGAATGACATTTGGTGTGTTGTTTTGTCGGACAGTAGAATTATGCATTTTAGGGTTGATCAGATAAAGATGTGGAAGAATGCCACATTTGGTATAAAGGAAAATTAATTATGAGCAATGTAAAAATCGTGCGTCTGTTGAGTGGTGAAGAGATTATTGGAAACATTACCGAAGTCGATGGTGGATATCAAATCAAGGATCCGACCATTTTGATTCCAACGCCAGAAGGCAAGTTGATGTTTGCTAAGTGGATGCCATATGCAGACACAAGCAAGGGCGTTCTGTTGGAAGCAAAGAATGTTATGTTTGTACTCAATGCCCAAAAGGAACTAGAAGATCATTTTACCACCGTGGTAGTAAATGGCCTAGTGGTTCCGGGCAAGAAGGTCGTTGAACCAATCAGCGGTTCAAACCTGAAACTTACAGTTTAAGGATTGACAGATAGCGTTTATCTGTTATAATAACTGAGTTGAGTTCCCGTAGCTCAGTTGGATAGAGCATTCGCCTTCTAAGCGAATGGTCAGTGGTTCGAGTCCACTCGGGAACGCTTTAAGGAGATTTTATGTTTAATAAGAATGCGTTTGTTACCGTTTCTACAGCATCAGTGATTTCTTCGATTCTTGCTACTTCAGCAATTTACAATGGCAACACAAATATTGCTGTTGCTCTTCTCGCTGCTTGTGCAGTCATTACCTCCCTCGTTTGTTGGGAGTTTGCATGTGCAACCAAGTCTTGTGCAGAGAAGCGTCTTGCGGAAGTGAACGCGGAGCGTGACAACGAAGCACTTTGGCGTGAACTGGATAAGCTCCATGAGCGTATCTCTGCCGCTGAGCAGAAGGTCACTGTAAAGCGATAAACAACTAAATATAGGCAAATGTATGAAGTAACATTTGCTTATAGTTTTGATCTTTACAAAGGTAAGCCTAAAAGAGATTTAGAAAAACTTAACGGCTGTATAATAAAGGGTTACGGAGTTGTCAAAGACTCCGTAACCCTTTGTATTTTAGTAGATTCTATTGAGACTCTTAATGAATTAAAAGATTTATTAAAATCAAAATATAAATTGAATCCTAAGAAAACCAAAAAATTAAAATAGATTATCTAAATGGCAGGTTTTGGAAATTTACAGTAGATATGCTTTGAACTCTGCTATCCATTTTAGATATTAATGTATTTTGTTGATCTATAATAGTTGATAACAAATCGGTTGATGTTTGTTCTTCCTCTATTGTGGTAGTACATGCTTTGGATTCTGTGAATCTAGTAACAAGAGATGTTGTTGATCTTAGTTCACACTGTGATGCTGTATTATTACTTGTGCAAGATATTATAATGTTATTTTGTAAGACCTCACATGCCCCTATTTTCTCATCGGTTATATCAACATCAACAGTATTTTCATTTTTCTTTTCTACATATAATCCAACGAAAGTTTTAGTAGATATTCTATCTTCTTCTGGTATCTCGCCAAAAACTGTTATTACTTCTTTGCCTTCGCTATCTAAGGAATAATCTATAATTTCAAATTTACTTTGTTTGGATTGTAACTGAACATAATCTCCAACTTTTATTCCAAGAAAATTAAAAGAGTTTTTAGTATTCTTTCCTAAGTTATTAACTATAGATGTTAATGGTGTTGTCTTCTCTGGTTCTATTATTGTAGCTAAAGTAAATGTTGGTAAATTTGAAAAATCGGTTTTGTTATATAAATTTATTGCAGTCGTAATACTTTCAACCGAAACAACATCGGCAAATACTACTAAATTTTCAATCGATGTGAATGTATATGTTCCTGACACATCATATTGTTGTTTGTTTGCGGGATTGATTAACTCACCATCTGTGATTGTGAAAGTCATTCCATCTATTATCAGATTCCAAAAAGCATACAATTCGTCTGCACTAGTTGTATTGTTGTAATCGGAAAAGTCAATCATCACCTTGGTATTGTTATCATAAAACAAAAAATTAGGTGTAGATGTAATTCCCCGATTAGAACTTACTTTTTCTTCTTTCACTTTCACATATTTTAGACCATATAATAGACCACTTCTGGCAAGAACTAAATTCTTGCCTTGTTTTTGTTTAGTGGATCTTGATCTAGAATAGTTGGAATTTGCCATTTTATGATGTTATGAAATGTACTGTTTGCGTACCTTTCTCTGATCGGGCAAAAATTTTCGATACTGCATCGCATTCTATGAAGATAGATTCGCCCGCGTCAAGTGGGTATCCATCTGCTTGAGATGTGAGTATATTCTTTCCACCAATATAAACTGTGCTGGTGTTTGTTGTTGGGCATTTTACATGCACGCCTACCTTTGCACTGATTGATGCTGTTGTCAAGGAAACTGGAGTTTCTGTTACTGACTTCTTACCGCTAGTAACAGAACCCGGTCTTACAATTTCCGTGACCTTTGATTGCACAGTTCCATTGCTGAGTTTATCATTGATCGTAGAAATTACATTTGTGTTTGTCTTGATGCTGCTGAGGTTTGAAACTATTGGTTTGGATGTAGATTCCAATGAATCGATTATATCCGCATCATCTATGGTTACGGTGTTCTGAACGGCAACTGGCAAATTGCTAGTAGCGGAAACTTCAATTGCTCCACTGGCCAATGTGCCTTTGACTATTACCGGATGAGATGCGGTGTTTCCTGTACCACGAATCATCAATCCGACTATGCCGTCATTTGTAACACCAATACTTGCTGCTATTGTTACACCGAAGGTTATTCCTGTATTGGTTAGTGCTACCTTTAGCGCATCACCCGATACACCGAGTGTTGTTCCGTCCGAGGAGTACAGTCTAGTTAGAACCTTTCCTCCAAGATCAGAACCATATACTGCAACGCTACTTGTTGCTGCAGCCAAACCAATTCCACCGCTTATGCCAACATTTCCATAGACTGTAACGGAATCGCTAGAATATGCTAATCTTCTACCTCCGGTTACACCTACAGCAGTTGCGCCAGATATTCCATATATTGCTATACCTGAACTTGCAATACTTACAGTTCCGGTGATACCTACTGGATATGCACCACTTACGCCCTGTATGGTTCCGCTGACGCCTACAGGAACGGTTGCCCATGTGGAACCACCAACCAACAGGTAACTTCCAGTAGAAGAGGAATTGACAACATTAAAATTACCGGAACCGGACACGGAACCACTTATAGGTAAAGTCGCTCCAGTTACTCCGTAAATTGAAATGGGAAGGGGTGCAGATGTACCTACTCTTTGGGTGGTGCTATCTGTACCATAAGATAATTTGAAAATTTGAACATGCGCTCCCGTAAAACCAGTTCCGCTTGTTCCATAATCTGTTGCAATAACTGCTGTATTGTCGTTGGTCGTTATAAGAATATTTGATCCTGTATCTGGCATAAATTTTCCTTCTTAAACTATATATAATGTAAATAAATAGCTTTACAATCCACCCAAAGGTGCTATAATTTCAAACATGATCCTAGAAATAACAAAAGAAGACTTTTCTAAAAAAGTAGAAAATAAAATAGCAAAGAATAAAAACACCTCATATATTGATGCAGTAATTGCCGTTTTGGAGGAACATTCTTTGGATATTACGGTGGCACAAAAACTATTAACACAACCTGTTTTAGAAAAGATAAAACAGGAAGGGCAAGAATTAAACATTTTACCCAAAAGTAAAAATGTTTTACCTTTCTCTTGACTGTATATTTAGATTATGGTAAACTCTGTTGTAATGTGGTGGGGAGTTCCCACCGTTACTTTTTAGTCCGAAGGAGATCTTCGGGGAAGGATAAGTTATGGGTTCATTTAGCGATTTTAAGAAGAAGTCGAAGTCAAGCATCGATCAGTTGGTTCAAAAGATCCAACAAGACAATACCAAGAACGATTACAAGGATGATCGTTTTTGGCGCCCAAAGCTTGACAACGCAAAGAACGGGTTTGCAGTAATTCGTTTCCTGCCAGCAATTGAGGGTGAGGACATTCCTTGGGTTAAGTTGTATTCTCATGCTTTCCAAGGCCCAGGCGGTTGGTATATCGAAAATTGTCTAACCACTCTTGGTCAGAAGGATCCAGTTTCTGAGATGAATACCCAACTATGGAATAGTGGTATTGATAGCGATAAGGATCTTGCTCGTCAGCGTAAGAGGAAGCTCAATTACATTTCTAACATTTATGTTGTCAGCGATCCTGCTGAACCTTCAAATGAAGGAAAGGTTTTCCTGTTCAAGTATGGTCAAAAGATCTTTGAAAAGATTCAGGAAGCGATGCAACCGGAGTTTAAGGACGAGGATCCGCTTGATCCATTCAATTTCTGGAATGGTGCAAATTTCAAGTTGAAGATTCGTCAGGTTGGCGGATTTGTCAATTACGACAAGTCAGAATTTGATTCGTCAACGCCGCTTCTGAATGGCGAAGATGTCAAGTTGGAGACTGTTTGGAAGTCACAACATGCTCTCAAGAGTTTTGTTGATCCGACCAACTTCAAGTCCTACGACGAACTGAAGCAGAAGTTGTTTGATGTTCTTCGTGGAGATATCCGTGGAAGTGGTACAGGATCTACTCGTACTGCTGAGGATATCGATGAGGAGGATATGAAGGAGAAGAAGCCTTCTATCCGCTCAAAGCCGCCAGTTGAGGAACAGGTGGATGAAGAGACAGATGCTCTTGATTATTTCAAGAAGCTTGCTGAAGACTGATATACATAATATCAGATACATCTAAGAGAGCATCTTAGATCCGACGACCCCCGATTCCGGTAGGGGGTCGTTTCTTTTTATACCGTACTTTGTCTCCACGAAGGAAGTGCATTTGTTGACGGCGCAAATTGTTTTATTCCCCTAGTGGATGTTATTTTTTCTACGCCAAGTACGGTTTCTTCTGGGGTTTCAAGTTCGTTTGAAGCTGCCATTGGTTTTGGTTGTTTTTTATCGGCATTTTTAATAGTTCTCATCTGTTCCATTTCTTCTTTTTCTACTTCCAATAGATTCTTTGCTTTATTGTTTTGATCTATTGATTTAAGTGCAGGAAGAGATGATATATTTCCTTGATCAATAAACGAATTAATTTTTTTATTGATTTTTGTTTTTTCCATCGGACTACTATTCGAACTTGTAAGTAGATTTGGAAGAATACTTTTTGGTATTATTACTTCTGGTTCTTTTTCGCCAATCATTGCCAATGTTGGTTTTGAGACTATACCGCCAGATTCAAATGCAGGAACATTTGTAACATTATTAGATTGTAGATAATTTGATATTGTTCTATGTTGTAAGACATTTTTAATAGAACTAAATCTGTTTATTATTGGTTGATTGATTTCAGACGATAAATCAAAGTATTTTGGTTCTTTGAAAAAAGTCACATTATTATCAATAAATGCATTGTTGTTTGAAACATCTTGAACTATTGCATTTGTTGTGTTTACTGTATTTTTTTCAATTCTAGTACTATTGTTGGTGACCGGATTGCTTTGGTTTGTGATGGTACTATTGTTGGTGACCGGATTGCTTTGGTTTGTGATGGTACTATTGTTGGTGACCGGATTGCTTTGGTTTGTAATATCGGAATTATTGGTAATATTATTTTCTGTCCGCAATACCACATCATCGCTATTTGTTAAAAATGTATATGGTTTTATGAAGAAATTATTTAAAACTTTATTTTCTTTTTGAATATAATTCTCATTTGGTTTTGTATTGGATTTGTAATTTTCGATAATTTTAACATATTCTTTTATGAAATTATTTTTAACATTTGAAACTTCTGTAGTATTGTTTTTGTTTACTACTTTGTTTTCGTTGAATTGTGGTGAATTTATATTTGTATTTTGAATTCTATTAATTCCGTAATTAATAAAATTTACAGGTTTTACTAATTCCGGTGTAACATGGTCTTCGTATGAATTATTGAAATACAGTTGAAGCGGTATATCATTTTTTTTTATATCAATGTTATATGATTTGTTATTTTTCAGAGATTTTACAGTTTTTTTGTAATTTCTCGTCTTTTTGTCTTGAGGCAAAGCAATTGTTATATTGATATCTTCTGGTTTTTCTGTTGCAACTCCTGTACCATTTGGTAATGGAGCAGTATCCGTGTCCGTAGGAAGTATAACATTGGACGGAAGACTGACATTAGAAGATAAAGAAAGAGAACTTCCAAATAGTTTAAGAATTTCTTTTTTAAGTTTTGGTAAATTTTTTTCTTTCATTTATCTTCCTCTTCTGCTGTTCATTGCCCTCATCATATTCTGCTTGTTCATAAGTCTTAGATTTTCTTCTTCTATATACTGCCTCAGTGACTCCACATAAATGTCTCTTTCCCAAGGTATCATTGATTCTAATTCTGTCAATGAGTAGTTATACATGTGTATCATTTTGAATGTTAAATCAAAATAGGTATTGAGACTATTGTGGCTGAGGCTTATCCGAAAAAATCACGAATACCTCGTAACACTACCTTTCTTTCCGCTCCATCACTTGTTGTATATGCCATTTCTTGCTCAATTCTTGGCATTGTTGCAAAAAATTCAATTATCTTGTCAAATTGGACTTTTGACATATTATCTACGAATTCTTTTATCTCTTCTTTATTCTTGCTTTCACATTCTATTCGTTCTGTCGGCGTTTCAATATAATCGACACAGGATACTGCAAGATCGTAAAAATCCATAAGAGACATATCGGATGTTTCGTTTTCTATAAACATATTAAGTGATGGATATTTCATACAAACAAACAAATCATCATTTAGTTTTAATTTATTTGTATGGGATTTGAAGGTTTTAACTTTAATCTTATCCAAATCAATTACCAATTTGATCTTTTCATTTGTGTGCGGACAAACCAGAAATGGTTCCACAATTTCTCCTACCGACTTTGATCTTAGTTTTAAAAACAAATATTCTAAATCAAATATTGGTATACTTCCCGCGTCTTTCAATTCAAAGCAGGACTCCACCAATTCTTTAACTGCCATTAATATTTCTTTTTCTTTTCCCGTTTCCTGTACCATTAATAAAGTTTTTTCATCTTTAACCAAAAATGGCCTAAACCATATTTTTTTGTTTGTCGATGGTACGGTTTCTGAGTATTTCGGTCTATTTGTCAATAAGTCAACTAATTTCATAATATCTCCAATTAAATAAATTCATATTCTTTGAATGCAAAAATTACAACAAATGTAGTATATCCTGTCGCTTCCGAAGACATTTGTGTTGGTGTTATAGTCAATGGGAATGCATTTTTCAATGTAATGGTGCAAGTTTGATTGCTTTGACTTTCTACCGCAAGAGGCCAAATTTTAATAGTTCCGGTAAAATTATTGAAACCATTCGTATAATCTGAATATTTTGTTGTTTTTATTGTTCTATTTGCACCAGTTAAAATATCAAATATATTACCAACGGATGGGCCTCCCAATCTTTCTAAAATATTTACACCTACTTCGTCTGCTTCTTCCGTTGATTTGGGCGGAATAATGGTATCCATCCAATTTTCAAAAAATCTTCTTTCTGCCCAATCTTGATAAATGATAAAGGACATTGCACACTCACCATATTCTCTTCTAACTGGTAATTGTAAAATTGGGCCCCAAGGACTATATGGTGCTGTGCTGAATGATCTTTGTGGTAAAGTAACTGATTCAGGATAACAGGTCAAAGTATTCAATTTACCGTCAGACATAGAAACATAATATTTTCCCGGTTGCTGAATACCTTTTCTTGCAATTACACCATTTCTAAATTGTGTAATAGTAGATGCTTGTGCATCTGGAAGTTTAATATCTGACATTTTAGAATAGATCCTGTTCTGTTAGAATTTTAAATATTATTCCTTTTTCGGTGCAATAATTTTTTGCTGCTTCCCACTTTGCAGTATTTATTGCATAGGTCAAATTCTCCATTAATATTGTTTTTTTACGCTTTTTATTGTGTTCTGGTTGCTTTGTTTGTTTTAATGGTTTTATTTCTATTAACATAGTTTCAACTATTCCCTCTTTGTTTTTTGCTTCTATAAGGAAATCTGGGATATAGAAGTGAACTTTATTGTCCATTGGGGAAACATAAGGTATTCGTATTGCTTCAAATGCCCATCTTACTATGTTTTTATTGGTATCCAGATACTTACAAAATCTTCTTTCCCAAAGAGAACGGCATAAAATTGAATTAATATTACCTATATATTTTGTGGGATTATTAGGTATGTATTTAGTCTTATATGCCATATTAAATATATAGGAGCAACAATGCCCGGAACAGAAGCACTTTTTTCTTCAACTAAAATATTCCCAACCTCCCCGGAGGATCAAAAAAAGATCCCTTTGTGGTTAAAATTCTTTTGTTACGACTACACCGATAGCTCTTTATTGAGGACATCTGCAAGTCTTGGAATAGGTCCAATGTTGAAATGTATTATGTTGCCCGCTCCAAAAGAATTCGTTACAAAGACAGACAATATTTACGATACAGGTATACTTCCGGTCAATGTCACTCAAGCAGATCCGCAGAGTTATTATAACGATGCTGGTAAAGTTATGGCAAATTATGCAGCTGCAATTGCAGACACCACGGAGCTGACTTTATCCGCACCTACTTGGGCCGCCGAAAATCTAGGAATTGGCGCAAAGATCGATATGGATATGTCCGATACCAAATTTAGAGGAACTAATAAAAGAGTCTATGGATTTAAAATAATTCTAGCAGCAAGAAGCACAGAGGATTCAAATGCTGCATCGGAAATATGCGAAATATTTGAATCATTTTCCTTGCCACAAGCAAGAAGCGGATTATTTTCACGGTTTGTGTGTCATCCGCCTTTATGGTTGTTCGGTATAGGGCCAGGTCAAAATGCAAATATAGACCGTCAATGGTCAGGTCAACCACAATTGTCTGTTCTTGATCAAATCACCGTCAGTAAATCTGGATTTCAAGATACTTATGGTATTGCCGATGAAAATGGGGAAATAAAACCACTAGCACAAACAATTAATATGACATTTGTTGAATTAGAACCCGCATTACGCAGTTCTTTGATACAGAGTAGCACAATAGTAAACAGATCAACCTCATTTTGGACATTTGGCGGTGCCGGGGAAATTGCTAGCGATATTGCTGGTCAGATTATTAGATAAAAATAGGAAATATAATGTACTTCGACTATTTTCCAACACTTGAATATAAATTCCAAAACGGTAATACTTTAGAATTGGTTGATATTTTTAGAAAAGTATCATTTACCCAGACCACACTAGCAAATGATTCCATTTTTGACACCTATTATGTAACAAATGGTGCAAATGCAGAAATCACTTCTTTCAATTTGTATAGCAGCAGTCAATATTCGTGGGTACTGTTTTCTTCGAATAGAATGCTAAATCCCCATACTGACTGGCCTAGGGAATATACATCCTTTCTTACGGAATTAAATTCAAAATATAACGGAACTGCATATTACATATGCAGAATACCGGATTTGCTTCCGGGTGATGTTATGATGAAAATAACAAAAACTTCTTGCTCTGCCACAACCGCCAATGAAGTTTATACCAGTTGTGTTTTTTCATATGAAAGTCCTATATCCACATATAAAATAGTAAAGGAGTGGAATCAAAAATTTAGATATTTGGTAGCAGTCGGTGGCGGAAGTGGTTCTTTTTCTGTAAATGATACATTTGCAATTCTTAGAAAAGATTCAAATGGTGATTATAAAGCAGTAAATTTCAGAACACCAGATCCTGATGTAAATTATACAAGCAAAGTAACAGGCCCCGATGGTTATACTAATATAAGCATCGATGGAAATGAATTCACTATATTCAGAATAGCAAAAATAGTTGAAGAGAAAAACGCAGCAACACAATTTATGAATGGCGGTGCAGTAGAATCACCCTATAGAAAAGTCAGTTCACTTAATACTGCCGGATCTCTTACTGCATACTATTCAAATTCAAATACTAATATTAATAGTTACCAATCAACTACTCCTGTATTTGCAAATGCAAATGACTTTTCTGGTACTTTATTGGATGCATATGTTCGCGGTGTATTGCCTTCATCAATAACAGTAAAGACACCGTTGATTCTTCAATTAGAAGAAAACGAAAAAAGATATTCTGTTAGGGCATTGAAACCCAGATACCTTGAGGGTACGATTGGTTTATTTGAAAAAGCGATAAATAGTAATCAAGGAAGAGTTCTTTCTATAGAACTAAATGTATAATGCCTGAACAAAATATTGAATCTTTAACATCCGGTTCTCGTACCCCATCTTTTTTAGTCGGCGTTACCATAGAAAGAAAAGATGGAAAGGGAATATATGATTTGTTCTCCAATCAAAGCATGGGAAAAGGAAATGAACTATTAACTGAAATTAAAATAGTTCAAAGTATCTTCAATCCCTATATTTCCGGTTATATCGAATTATATGACAAGGGCGATTGGATAGGTGAATTAAATATCACTGGGTTTGAAACACTAACCCTTAAATTTGGTATAGATGCACAATCACAAAAAATCAAAGAAGTAAAAGCAAGAATCTACGAGATAAAATTAGTAAATGATTTATCTCGTTCACCTAAATTAAATGTTATTGAAAAAGCAAATTTGTATAGATTAGAGTTCATATCCGAGCAGATATTTGATTCTCAATTTACAGAAAATTTCTTAAAGAATAAAGATTTCGTTGGATTGATTTCCAAATCAGAAGAATCCAGTTCTGAGATAAAAGGATTGATAAATGAAATTTCAGATAAGTATGATTTAAAACCAATAGAAATCCAAGAAACACAAAATGGAGTTTGGATTAAAAAAGACGAAATAGCAAATTCTTCGGGTAATGAAAAAGGACAGTTTGAAATTGTTCATCTATTGAATTATGTTACAAATTATGCCATTTCTTCAAACAATCCCTATGCTGTTAATTTCTTTTTCTGGCAAGATACAGATGGTTGGCATTTTAAATCAATAGAAAAATTAATAAATGAACAAAAAGATAAAGGTGATGACGAACTAACTTATTTTGTTCTTGGAACCGAAGATGAAGTAGATCCAAAAAGAGTAAGATCAATGGTTGTCAACAACCAATATAATTCTTTAAGTTTATTGAAGGACAAGACTCTTACCAGTTTTTATAAAAGAATAGAACCCGACTTTACTAACCCATATTCTGATTTCTTGAGTTCTTCTGATGGATTCACATATGGTATTATAGACTATGACTATCATCGGGATTTCAATAAAGTATCCCACATAGAATCTAATAAATTAGTATCTGAGTCACTAGATACTAGATCATTACAGCACGGTGCATATAATTCTTTAAATCGTTTGTATGATGATGTTAGTTCATTTTATAGTAGTTCAAAGTACAATACGCCATTTCAACATTGGATACAGCAATCTGCCGAGCGCGGATTTGGTGCAAGACCAGACCAAACAGCAACCGTTTGGTGGGATTATCTGGGAAGAACTGCCGATTCTAGATGGTCAAATGTGACATGGCAATCTCAATTTGATATATGCGAGTTGGATTTCTTAAAATTTAATGACATATACACAAAAATAAGAGAACCACTTAAGAATAAACGGGAACTGTTTAATCATAAAAAGAACATAAAAAGAAAATGGGAAGCGTATAGATGTGCAGTCTGTTGTCTTGGATCTTCTAATTATGGTGGAACAGGGGATATCAAATTACTGAATGAGTTCCGAGATACAAGTGGAATTACTTTTAATATTTTATTCGGTGCTACTGGTATATTTTCGGATGTTGGTACTGAGTATAAAATTGCTGCGGCGGGATCATTTACCGATGCGGTTAACTATGATATCAGAGATACTAAGAGCGAAAATGGTCTGACTCTTTCTTATGATTTTACCAAGGAACCATACAATAAAACAATTGGTGAATTCTATAATATCAAAGAAGAAATACCAAACTTTGTTAAGTATTCATTGGAACAAAGTATTGCTCTTTATGACCAAGCAATTTCTTTTTATGACAAAAGAATACAAATAATTCAATCGTTCTTAGATAATGCAGATGATTATATTTCTTCTGCAAATTCTTATATTGCACAGAATACAAAGAACAGTGAATCGACATCTGCACCAACTGATCCGACGGCCGGTCCAACCCTTCAAACTACATGGAAAGGTCCAAGCGAATTTCCATTCAATCCAGAACCACCTGTATTTTATGCTCCTTGGATGAATGGAACGCCGTTTCCATATAGACAACTACAAGAGGGAACCTCTCTTTCATCATTCAATTATGTTGAAGGGTTGGAATATGTGTATAATGACAAGCTTGAAATTATTGGTATAAAAAATAAACCAACCAAAGCAATACCTGATTTTGTTAGTAGATGTTCTAAAGAAAAATATATGCCAGGAAAGGCACATATTGTAAGAAATTTAGATACATTTAGACTCACAAACTACGGATCACAAGAAACATCTGATGAAGTTTTCTTCTTAGAACCATTAAAGTACAATATTTCATCTAATGGTGTTTTAGAAGGAATATATTATAATCAACTAAATAATGATCCCTATTCCGTACCAGATGGAATAGAATCGCAATACGAGGAAGCAGCCAAGAGTTTAAGACAATGCATTGACGACGGAAATTGTTTCAACACATTGTGTTTTGAACCATTAATAATAGAAATTCAAAAACGAATAGGTGAGCAGGAAATACAAATTGTAAAATTTGAAAGAGATTTGTATGTTTATCTGAGAAATTTGGTAAAAGATACCTTCATACCAAAATGGAAAGAAATGTATTCCGAGTGGTGGAATAGAAAAGCATTCTTTATTTCTAAACCTGTAGGAACAAGTATTTTTACTGGAATAACAGGCGGAAGAAAAAGTAAATTAATTCAACCGCTTTCACTGCAAAACATAAAATCAATAAAAAGAAAAGAAATAAAGGGAAGCAGATACGAAATACTAGCAAAATCCAAATTGGGTATAACTGGTGCTTCGGCTGGTCAGTGGTTATATGATATTTACTTTGCAAATAATGCCGAAAATAACCCAAACGAATATAAACCAGAAAATGGAAAAACATGGTGGGAAAAAGAAAATAATCACCCATATTACAGTCAGGGATATGACACCCGATACGGAAAATCTGCATTCGTAACAAAAAGAAAATTAAATTATTGGTATGAATATTATGATGCAAATCCATTAAATAATAAACCATGGCAGACCGATAATGTTATACCACTAAGCGACAGACAACAAAAGCAAACCGCCTTTGTTATAGCAACGGAAAAAGAAATGGAAGGTTTGGATTTAAATATCACAAACTTGGGATATGCATTAACTCATTTAGAATATATGCAACCTGTGGTTGAAGATGATTTTATAAATGCATTTAATATTTTTGATGAAAATATATCTGAAAAGAAACCACCTAATATTAAAAAGGAAGAGATAAGTTCATATGTAAGAATAGAATTTATTAGTCCAATAGGTCTAGATCGAATTGCAGATTTCCCGGATGGATTTGTTCGTGATTCTGGTTCTGAATATTTCTTACCATATCTTGTTCAGTTGACTGCTGGACCAAATGGAAGACAAACAGTAAGAAATAACATTGCGATCATCGGTATGGATCCATATGGATTTGATGTTGCAATTAAGAAACAAAAAATAGAAAATAGATACGAAGCAAGAGAATATTCTTGGTGGAATAAATACTCACCGATTAATTTTGGTTCTGATTTGAGTGATGCCGGCATGGATCTTTGGCCAGAAAATGGATTCAATGTAGAAACACCATACTATACAACAGATATAGAAACAAGTATACCGCAAATCAAAGATGGATATTCTTTTGAATATTATTATTGGGAACGCGGCGGTCCAAATTCAAAAAATCCGGGATTCGAATCAAAGGGGATAGACTCAGAATATAAGCAAACTGCTCTTGGTAGTGGATATTTGATGTCTTCGCACAAAAAAATAAAACCACATAGATCTTGGTGGTCTTTCTATATTCCAACAAATCTATTCGTTAAAAATAAACTATTCAATCCAAGTCTTGGATATGCAAGTGGTACATTAAATCAATTTTCTTATAGTAGTTTTTATGGTTATAATTCTGATGCTTGGTTTGGTCTAGGATCATATAGAGGTCCTCTGTTAGATTATTCTGTTTGCAAAAATACTAATAGTTATGGATATTGGTACAATGCCAGTATAAACGATCAATCAACTAACAATAGCAATCGTTTTGATTCTCGCTGGATTGAACTCAATTATGGTGGAGATACTATACAACTATTGAACGACTATGATCTTAATGGTAAATTCATTAAGAATAGAGCACTTGACGGACAATCCGAAAATATATTACCACACACAGATGCTTCTATAGAAGACAGATATCCTGAACTCAAGCAGTATTTTGCTAATGATGTTTTGCATTGGTTGTCTGCCGATTATGCCCTGTATAGACCCGGTTTAGTTACAGAAGATCTATGGAAATACGATTTGAGCGGTGAAACAGATTATGGAATAATTACACCACCCATAAATGAACCCAATTATGATCTCTTTGATCAAAATTTTGCTGCACAATTCATGGTCTATGCAAAGACAAATAATCTCTGCAATAAGTTTACCTGTGCAAATCCTCTGGGAATTACCGATTCTTCTGGTTGCTCGGAAGATGATCCATATTGCAATTGTCCGGCACAAGACCAAATGCCAATAGAACCAGAACCCACATATCTGGAACTTTATAGTCTATACAATGAAATAAGGGAATGTGATTTAATTGAAGAGAATTTAGGCAAAGATTATTTGGGTTGTATTTGGTCAGATCCGAATAACCCATGCAGTTGCAATTGTCCAGAAATAGGCAAAAAATTTGCAGAATATCTAAAATATACAAGAACTTATGCCACTTTCTGGGGAACTCCAGCACATGTACCATTAAATAGAATTGCTCTTATGAATCAGTTGGCCAGTCAACAAATGTCAATAACAGTTGCAGCAACAGATACAGTTAAGATTGGTGACATAATTCGCATATATCACGAAAATCCACAAACGCCAACCCTATATTTAAATAGAGAAAAGGTGTTAAGTGGAAAGTGGATGGTTGTTGGTATGAACTATAAGTTCTTGAGAGAAACTGTACAATACTTGGAATTGATCTTGAGCAGAGATACATTACCCGTTTCCCCCGACATCGGAATAAGTCCAATAACGGCATTTAAGATATAAATATAAGAAATGAAAATAATACAGAACAATTTTTCAGATCTTCCGATGTTTTTAAGTAAAAATTTCTTTACTAATGATATAAATTTGAAAAAAGATGCAATGGCTATCAAAGAATCTGTTAAAAATATCATATTAACAAGATCCGGCGAAAGGCCATTTGATTTGAATTTTACCGGATATATCTACGATCTATTGTTTGAAAATATTATAGATTCCCAGTTGGCACAATACAAAGTACATATAGCAAACATAATTGGTCTATATGAATCCAGAGTTAGCGTAACTGATGTCATAATAGAAAGCACAAATTTTAATGTGGATATAGAGATAATATACAAGATTATAAATTTTGAGAAGATAGATAGCGTCAAATTAAGCATTGAGAGGACTCGTTAATGGCATATCCAAACACATCACCGCAATTAGGAGCATTGGATTTCGATAGCATAAAATCGAATCTTACTTCTTATCTAAAACAACAACCAGTAATCAAAGATTATGCATTTGAAGGTTCTGCAATGCAGACTTTGATAAATCTTTTGGCATATAATACATTCTATTATGCATATTACATGAACATGGTTTCTAGTGAAATGTTCCTAGATTCTGCACAGAGATTGGATTCCATAATTTCATTGGTTAAACCGCTTGGTTATACCGTACCTGGCCCAACCACAGCAAAGTCTAAATTGATACTAACGGGTGTAACATCTACCGTTATAGGTAAACACCAGACATTTAGCGCAATAACTTCAGATGGCGTCAATTATACTTTTTATACATTAGAAGATTATAATGTCAATACAGATGGTGCGGCAGAAATAGAAATATATGAAGGAAAAGAATTAGTTTATCTAGACAATCAGGGTAACGGTTTTAATGTTGAAACACTAGTTGATCTCACTCAACAAAAATATTACATACTAAACAAAAATGTAGATTTGTCTACTCTGAAGGTTGAGGTTAAAAAAGACGGAGAAACTTCTTTCTATGAATGGAAACTTTCTTCTAATATAGGATCACCTTATGATGTAGATCAAAAAATATATTTTGTGGAACGGTTGAGTGATGGATTTGCAATACAATTTGGCAAAAATAATCAATTAGGATTGGCATTAGAACAAGGGGATAAGATAAAAATAAGATATTTGACTTCAAGTGGTTCCAAAGCAAATGGTATTTTTATATTCAATGTAACTACTCCCAATTTCACTTACGGCAATTTAGTTGTCAATTTGGTCAATTCTTCTGAAGGTGGGTTGGATGAACCATCTTTGGATTTGATTAAATACCTAGCACCAAAATTGTTTTCTGCTCAAGGCAGAGCAGTCACTAAAAATGACATAAAGGCACTATTGATTGAAGCACAAAAAGTCAATAGTATAAACGAATTTTCTGTATTTGGTGGAGAAGAACTATATCCTCCTAGATATGGAAGAGTATTTGTTTCTTTGCGACCCGGTACTTCCCAGACTTCCATTCAAGATATTTTGGATTTCCTAAAGGAGAGATGTGTTATAACCATTCTACCTGAATATGTTGAACCAAAACAGTTCAATTTATTCATGAAATATACTTTTAATTATAATAACAAATTTGCAAGTCAAAACGATAGAGAAAGAAAATTAGAAGAAGTAAAAACATATGTGAGTAATAATTTCCTTGAAAACAATATTTTCAATTTCAATTTAAATTTTACGGATATAAAAACAGAAACAGATAGTAATATATCTTCTGTTAGTTTAAATTCGGACTCAGTTGAATTATATTTTAGAGAAACAAAAAGTCCATCCGATGGTCAATATTCCTATTCATTTGGAAATGAAATTAAAGCAAATCTAATAGATGATTACGATATCACTTCTGCCTTTGTATTCAAGAATGGTCTTTCGGGAACATTGAGAATCAAAGTCAACCAAACATCATCTAGAACTTCTTTCATTCCATTACGAGCATTTACTACTACAGGAAACGAAATTGAGGGAGATTTTGGAAGAGTAAATATTTCTAAAGGTACAATTGAGATTTACGATATTGCACAAACTTCATATGTTTTGACACTTCCTTTCAAAAATAAGAATTTCAATTCTACATTGAATAACATAGTGAATGTCTATCAAGAAGGAATATCAATAACATGATTGTAATCAATCCAAATCCTGAAAATATAAATCACGCAATACGAACGCTTTCAACAGCAATTGCTGATGAATTATTTGATTTGGATATCAAGTATAACACGAGAAACGAAATTGAGTCTATTGGGCCCACGCAAACAACTAGCACCTCTTCCAATCAAAATCAAAATCCAAATTTAAATTATTCATTGAATTCTCAATTTTGCGGAACTAATTTTGATATTAGTCGGTATATCCCCTTATGGGTTGTTTATGAAAAGCAAGAAAGAATAAGCAACGGAGAAACGACCCCAATAAGTATTTTTGACTTCTTGCAGAAATACTATAACTGGTTGTATTGCGATCTTGAGGGGGGTGGTCAATATGATTTATCGCAAGCACTAATAGATCTAATTGATATAGAAAAAACCAAAAGAGAATATTATAAAAGATTTTTGTTTTCCTTTGTACCGGGTGTTGAGGAAACCGTTCTTGATAATGTAACAGATGCATCATTTGAAAGATTCATCAAAGATATACGAAAGAATCTTTATTTAAGAAAGACAAATGTAGATTCCATCATCTATTTCTTCAAAACACTTTTTGAGGTAGACGAAAACAACATTAAAATATACTTCCCAAAAGAGAATATTTTAAGATTAAATGGTGGTAAATTCTATAGTGATCTTTTCTCTTTTGGAGGAGATACCGGAAACTACTCATCCATTAATAATTTGGGTGGTAGTTCTTTAAATTTGGCAAGATTACAGGACAGCGATTGGATACAAGACTTCTCTTATCTACTTAAAACTGGTTTAGAAAAAGATGTCTATGTGGATATGTACAAAGAAACCTTACATCCGGCGGGATTGAGGGTTGTATTTGAAAAGGAAATCTCTGATTACGCTGGACCAGGTGAGGGAGAAGATACCAATCTTATCTGTGAGTTTCCTGCTCTCAAGAACTATACCCCATATAGATTAGGCACAACTTATAGCACATCAATTGGAACCCTGACGGGAATTACCCTGTATGGTCTTACTTGCTGTAATGGGTTTAGTTCTGGGTTTACTTTAGGGTTCACCGGGCCCACATATCGCTTTCCAAATTGGAATGGCTCCTCGGGATTGTATCGTTTTGATGATATAAATATATTCGACTTTTTTACAATGTGTTTTATTGGTGGATTTACTAGTCCGAATGAGGGAGTAACTTGTACCTCAAGCAGTTGTAGCGGTTCCTAATACGAGATTAAAATGGCAGAAAAAAAATCAAATTCAGTTAAAACATATTTAAATAGAATAGCAACCAAGGAACAACTTTACTTGCTGCTTGGATCTACACAATCCACGATTCAAGCAAATGACACAAATGATGCTGCCCTTACTATGTGGAAGGACTCCGAAATTGCGTACAAAATTTCCAGAGGAGATACGGTTGCGGTTGTTCCCAATTACACATGGGCAAAAAGCAATGTTTATGTTCCTTGGTCATCAGTAAAAACCAATTCTTCGAAATATTATGTTTATAACAAAACACACGGAATTGTTTATCTCTGTATATCTAATAACAATTTAAACAGAATAGATTTAGAAACAAAAAACGCTTCGACTTCAATACCAAATCATGAATTTGGCACATCTCGTTACGAAGATGGATACGAATGGCTTGCTCTATTTAAGATAACCCCATCATTATTGCGGTTTGTATCTACAAATTGGATTCCTGTTGTCTCTTTGGATGATTTCTCGGAAGATGAATCACTGAGTCAATATGGGGAACTTTCCAATTTCTGCAATCAAGCACCAGCAAATACCGGAAATTGTGGCGTATATTTCAAAGAAAACTATAGAGTACCTTTTGACTCAATAAGCGATACGGTATATGCACAAGGTGACCTATATGCTACATTAGAAAACATGACATGTTCGCAGTGCTATATGCTCTTCCAAGATCCTGAAAGTTTATATGTTTCTGAGTTTTTTGGTTCTTCTACCCCCGATAGCACAATATCAATTACAACGACACAATCAAAAGTTAAAGATTTGATTGATAGAAGCATACTTTCTTCTGCATCTCCCTATTATTGGTTGTATTATTCTACAGAAAATGGCGTAGAAGATGGTGCGATAGTTTCTTGTTTAATAGATTTGAGTAGTTATAGTGAGAGTGATTTGTATGTTACTTCTGCAAATCCATCCTTGACTATAACAAGTAGCACAGGAACCGGCGCAACTATTAATTTAAAAACATATGTTAATTCGTTAGGTGAATATGTAATAGAAGGCGTTGAATTGACAAATAGAGGGTCTGGTTATAAAGATATCAAATTGGAAGTACCTTCCGGTGTTTTGAAAAACATAAGTTCGTCTACTTTAATATCATCAATAGAAATCAATTTGGATGAAGTAGATGGTCTAGGAATCGATCCAGTAAAGACACTAGACGCAAGACATGTATCAACCAGTGCAAGAATTTCACTGACCGAACTAGCAAATAGCGATATATCCGTACCAAGCAGCATAAATTTCTATGGAATAGTAAGAAATCCATTGGAAAGAATTTCAAATACAACCACTACCGCAGGAACCTCTGTTGGTAAATATAAATCATCAGTTTCAGAAACTGTTGTAAAGGTTACAGTTAGTGGTTTGGCAACAATACCACAAGTAGATGAGACTGTATCCCTTTCTTCGCTTTCTGATGATGCATTTTCAATAGGTGATGTTGTAGTTGCTGGCACAGAAACAGGATTTGTCGATACAACAATAAAATTAAAAACAATAGATGATCGCGGAATCGCTAATATGAATGTATTGACATATGATGGTGACGATTACACCATTACTGGGTATGAATTACCAGATTTAGTATTTTATAGTGGTTCTACCGAAACCGTAAAAAAAATAGATCCAATATCCGTTGGAACCGATACAGAAAATACTAAATATTTTAGTATAACATCAATCAAAGCACTATAAGGATTATTAATGCCATTTCCATTTAATTCCAATTTACCTTTAAAAGTTAGTCCGTATTATAGCAGAGTTTCAGATTTAACTGCAAATAGCGCAACTCCCTACAATTATCCTTTAATTGCATTTACTCCCGGATATGCACTTCAAGCATCCGAATTAAATGAAATACAAGAAACCTTTTATCTTCAGCAATCACTCACACAGGGAATGTTTGCCAATTGGCCGCTTACAGGAGAGGTCGGAAAAGTTGGTGCAACCTTAAAATATCCAATGTGGAATGGTGCTGTACCATACGATCCAAATAGTGTAACTTATGCAAATGGTGTAGTTACCGTTAATGCGGGTTGGTATCTTGTAACTACAGGAACTTCATTGAAGTATTGGTTATATAATAATAATACATTAACAGCAGTTGCAACTACTGGTCAACAAATTGGGTTTAGTCTTACTTTTCAGTTTATTCCTTGTAGTGAATCACAAAGTGCCGAAGGTTATGTATTTACCGACAATTCTGCTGGTTATAATAATGGCAATTCATGCGGCGCGCACAGATATAAAGTAACAATAAGCAATACATTAGATGTTGGAACAAATCCATCCAGACCAATAGCAGAACTGGTAACAGTTGGAACAACTACAGTTTGTCAGTACCTAAATAATCTTAAAATAGGATAATAAATGCCAGTAACGAATAACACATATGTAATACCGACTCTTCAGGGAAATACCACCTTTTACGATTGGTATGTAAAAGAGAACAATGAAATAATTGCAAAATTAAATCTTTTGCAGGTATATAGTGCAACCGGCGGTGATGGTATTCTTGCTTCAACCAATACGAGTGGATTATTAAGTCTCAGTATTGGTGGAACTTCTGGTGTTATTCAATCTGGTTTGACATTTAATGGTGGAGTCAGTTTCAAAGGTCTAGTGGATCTTCCAAATGTTAGTTACAAAATAACGGGATTAACTTCCGGTACATCTGGTATAAGTTTTGGTATGCCTGTAAGAATAACAAGTACAGGATACACCGCCGGAAAAGCAAATAGTCAAGCGGCCGCAGAAACAATTGGAATAATTTCCAATCTTGATGCATCTGGTGTATATGTAACTATATTAGGAAAAGTAGATGGTGATTTTACTTCAGTGAATGCAGGAGCAACTCTTTCCGCAGGATGTTTCTATTTCCTTTCGCCTAGTGTAACCGGAGGCATAACAACAACCGAACCAACTACAACTGGTCAAGTTTCCAAACCAATTCTTCTGGGTCTTGGTGCAACTTCTGGTATGGTGTTGCCATATAGAGGACATTATTTAGATTCAAGTGCATCTGGCGTTTCCGGTGCTACAGGATTAAATCGAATATATGCTCTTATACCTACGGCATCTGCAGCTCAATTCACAGTAGGTCGAGCAATTTCCTATAATCCAAAATTATCAGAAGCAATTCCACTAGATACTGATTCGAATAGAAATTATGTCAGTGGTTGGTTCCTAAGCAAATCAACAAATAGTTCTGGTATCTCTGGATTGAGTTATGAAGATGACTTTGTTGTTGGTCTAATTGTTGGAACAAGCACAGATGGTTCAGGAAATACATTACTAGAAATTGCAACAAATGGTGATGTTGCTAGAAGTTCCACTGTTGGTGTATATTACATAAAAACAGATTTTAATGCGACTACAGACACTACCAATTTGGTATCAGAACAACCCGGATATGGTGGAAAATTATTCGGTATTCAATACGCAGCAGATAGATTTACAGTAGTAAACAATCCCAAGAAAGCATCAGGATTTATTGGAGCAGCTGCATTAGCAACTTCTTCATCAGGATCCGGTCAAGGAGAAAATCTAGTAGTAAATGGAGACTTTGCTATATGGCAAAGACCAAGCACCGGAAGAGACTCACAGTATACTGGCACAGGAAGTTTAGTGTTTGCTGACATGTGGAGAAGACATGACGGTGTATCTGGTGGAACTGCAACAAAGTCGTATTACATACAAAGACAAACATTTGCTGATATACAATCGGATGTAGAAGGAAATCCCAAATATTATGTTGACATTAAGGCACTAGGACTTAGTGGTGGTACTGGAGCGACATATGGATTTGGTAAAGATTATCTAACTGTTGGACATGTTATACCAAACGCAAAAAGTTTAGATTCTCAAACAATAACTTTTAGTTTCTATGCAAAATGTTCGTATAGCAACTATTCACTTACATCTTATATTTCAAGATATAATGGTGCAAGTTTAATAGACTATAATGAAATAGAAGAACACGGGTTAAATACAACATGGTCAAAATATGTTGTTCAATATACCGTCCCAACCTTACCAAATCCGGGAAGTGCTCTAGCAGATGATTATTTTGAAATTGGATTTAATTTTAAACCATTAATAAATGATGCAAATACAAATTCAGTTTCCTTGGGAACCAATCTATATGCAAGTATTGCATCTGTCTGTGTTTATCTGGGAAGTCAGACCTTGCCATATGACACGCATAAATCCCTACAAGAGAGATTAAATATTTGCAGAAAATATTATTACTCAACTTATGCATTAGATCAGACCCAAGGTTCGACTACTATGATAAATACAGAAGAACCAACATATAATACAGAACATCATATGGTTCTTCCGAATGGTCTATGCAGATTCCTTCAATGGCCATTTGAACTGAGAACAACACCCACCGTGACAATATACTCCCCAAGTACAGGAACCGCAAATGATGCATATAACAGATCTTCTAACCGAGATCTTAGAAATAGTTCAGGTACTATTGGTTATGGTTCACAGAACAGAGTTGCGCGTTTAGGTGTTGATACTCTACTCAAGGATGCAACAAAATACGGATTAAAACTTTGTGTTTCTGGTGGTGCTGTTGATTATGATAATATATTTTATCACATAGTAGCGGATGCAGACTATCCAATTTAAAAGAGGTTAAACCATGCCTTGTTCAAGCAGCAGCAACATAAGATCATCACAAACTCTAGTAACAGTAACACAAGGCGGTTCTCGTCTGACTGCAAGTATACCATCTGCGAGTTATGCAGCAGGTATAACTGCGGGAGATGTAATTTTTTATAA